TGCACCACTTGTCCCTGATGAACCACTAACACCGCTTGTTCCCGATGAACCGCTAACACCACTTGTTCCCGATGAACCGCTAACACCAGAACTTCCACTTGCCCCAGAACTACCTGTACCTCCACTTGTCCCTGATGAACCGCTTGTTCCTGATGTGCTTGACGTTCCACTTGTTCCTGATGAACCACTTGTGCCATCCGTTCCGCTTGTGCCAGATGAACCGCTTGTACCAGAACTACCACTTGTACCATCCGTTCCACTTGTTCCAGATGAACCACTCGTACCATATGTTCCGCTTGTACCAGAACTACCACTTGTACCATCCGTTCCACTTGTTCCACTTGTTCCAGATGAACCACTCGTACCATATGTTCCGCTTGTGCCAGAACTACCACTTGTACCATCCGTTCCACTTGTTCCCGAACTACCGCTTGTACCATCTGTTCCAGATGAACCACTTGTTCCTGTTGTACCACTACTTCCACTTGTACCTGATGTAGAATCAACGCCACTTGTACCCGATGTACCACTAATAAAAACAACACTATTATATAATTTTAATACATCTGTACTTGTTGGTGGTAACATTCCACTATTTAAAGTTATTGTACTTCCACTAATAGTATAATCACCATTATAAGTCATTAAAACACCATTTATAAAAAATAAATGATTTGTTTCATTAATAACTGTAGATGCACTATATACTAAATTAATACCATTTTGGCTACCACTTAACACAATTTCAGCAAGTGGATCACCACTTGTTCCTGAACTACCAGATGAGCCACTACTACCAGATGAACCACTTGCACCAGAACTACCTGTCCCACCACTTGTACCCGAACTACCATCCGTTCCACTTGTTCCTGAACTTCCACTCGTACCATCCGTTCCACTTGTTCCTGATGAACCACTTGCACCAGAACTACCTGTCCCACCACTTGTACCCGAACTTCCACTTGTTCCTGATGAACCACTAAGTCCAGCAAAAACATCATATACAATTGGGCTAACACCAATGGTTGTTACATTTGTCTTTAAATAGAATAATTTTTCACCATTTGTGGATCCTGAATATACAAAAACTTGTTGACCTATTTTAAAATCAGTTGCTACTTTTGCGCCATTTGCTCTAACCAAATTTGTATCACCAGATACAATATATATACCATTTTCTTCTGGTAATATCTGTTGCCAAACTAATACCCTATCATTTGTTGTTAAACTAAATCCATCTATGGTTGATATACCTGAAAAAGATATATTTGTTGTTGTTGCAAATTTACAAGCACCCTCAATTGGACTTAGTTTAATCTGTGATCCAAAATTAACTCTAGTTGGCATATTATTATTTTATTATATAAATAGTTTTTTATTTAAATTATTATAACAAGCAGTCAATTATTTGAAATGGTATATTATATTCTTCAGTGCATGATAAATTTGCACCACCAAAACCACCTGCTGCAAGTCCTGCATTTTGTGTTCCTGCTCCTGCTGGACCATATCTTGCAGTTGCTAACGCACCACCTAATGACCAATTAGTTCCATTATATTCTTCTGTACAAGATACCTCCACATTAGAAAAACCTGATGAAACAAAACCCCCCATAGCAAGTCCTGCATTTTGTGTTCCTGCCCCTGATAATCTTTTTCTTATTGTTATCAATACACCCCCTGCTGACCAAGACGTACCATCATATTCTTCAGTGCATGATACTGATTTTCCAGTTTGAGAAACATAACCTCCTATTGCAAGTCCTACATTCTGTGTACCTGCTCCTGGCGAACTCTGTCTTGCTGTTATCAATGCACCACCTGTTGACCAACTTGTACCATCATATTCTTCTGTACATGATACACTTCCTCCTACATACCCTCCAATAACAAGTCCTGCATTCTGTGTACCTGCTCCTGCTAAACAATATCTTGCTGTTATCAATGCCCCCCCTGCTGACCAAGATGTGCCATTGTATTCTTCTGTACAACCTTGGCCTCCAAAACCTCCTGCTACAAGTCCTTCATTTTGTGTTCCTGCTCCTGCTAAAAGATCTCTTGCAACTATCAATGCACCTCCTGACGACCAAGACGTGCCATTGTATTCTTCTGTACAAGTTACACGTCCATTTGTGATGTAACCCCCTGCTACAAGTCCTGCATCTTGTGTACCCATTCCTGCACCTGATCTTGCTGCTATCAAAGCACCACCTACTGACCAAGCACCTTTATATCCATAATAAGACACCATAGGTTTTCTATTCACAGAATCAAACCATATACATAGTCCTGTTTCTGATATATAAGGTCTATCTGGATAGACTGCTGTATTATATGATGAGTCTAAACTACGGTCAACGATTTCGGTTGGTGCGTTGTATTCTTCTGTGCAAGAGACACCTCCACCTACATACCCTCCTGCCACAAGTGTTTCATTCTGTGTCCCTGCTCCTGCTAATTGTTGTCTCGCATTTGCCAATGCTCCTCCTGCTAACCAAGTGGTACCATTGTATTCTTCAGTGCAGGCTACATTATCACTTGTAAACCCTCCTGCCGCAAGTCCTGCATTTTGCGTTCCTACTCCTGCTAAAGATCTTCTTTCTGCTATCAAAGCACCCCCTGCTGACCAAGATGTGCCATTATATTCTTCGGTACAAGTTACATTTGCACTTGTAAAACCTCCTGCTGCAAGTCCTGCATTCTGTGTTCCTGCGCCTGCTAATAATCTTCTTGCAACTATCATTGCCCCCCCTGCTGACCAAGAACCTATCAATAGTGTGCTGCTCTTATAAGATATCATAGGTACATTGTTTGCTTTATCATACCACAAACACATTCCTGCATCAACTAAGTTAGGTCTTTCAGAATATTCTGCTGTATTATATGATGAGTCTAAGCTACGGTCAACAATTTCTATTGGTGCGTTGTATTCTTCTGTACATGCTCCACCTGCTGTACCTCCTGCTACAAGTCCTGCATTTTGCGTACCTGCTCCTGATAAAACATATCTTGCAGTTGTTAATGCGCCACCTACTGACCAAGATGTACCATTATACTCTTCTGTACATCCTGTACCTCCAACCCCTCCTGCAACAAGACCTGCATTCTGTGTCCCTGCTCCTGCTAAATAATATCTTGCAGTTATCAATGCCCCTCCCGCAGACCAACTTGTGCCGTTGTATTCTTCGGTGCATGATAAATTTGAACCATTATTACCACCTGCAACAAGACCTGCATTCTGTGTCCCTGCCCCTGCTAAACCATATCTTGCTGTTATCAATGCACCACCTGCTGACCAAGATGTGCCATTGTATTCTTCTGTGCAAGAGACACCTCCACCTACATACCCTCCTGCCACAAGTGTTTCATTCTGTGTCCCTGCTCCTGCTAAAATACGTCTTTCTGTTATCAATGCACCACCTGCTGACCATGATGTGCCATTGTATTCTTCTGTGCAAGAAACATTTCCATTTACATAACCACCTGCTACAAGTCCTGCATTTTGTGTTCCTGCACCTGATAACCCAAATCTTCCTGTTATCAATGCACCGCCTGCTGACCAAGATGCTCCATTATATTCTTCTGTACAAGACACAGTAGCATTTGAATAACCCCCTGTTGCGAGTCCTGCATTTTGTGTTCCTGCTCCTGCTAAATCACTTCTTCCTGTTATCAAAGCACCCCCTGCTGACCAAGAACCTACTAATGATGTGTTAATACAATAAGAAACCATTGGCATCTTACTTGTGGTGTCAAACCAAATACACATTTTATCCGCATCTATTGGTGCTGGCCTTGATTCTGATGATGTTATTAATGCACTTGTTCCAGATGAACCACTTCCACCAGTTACTCCACTACTACCACTACTTCCACTTGTTCCAGATGAACCACTTGCGCCAGAACTACCCGTACCACCACTTGTTCCAGATGTACCACTTGCTCCAGAACTTCCACTCGTGCCATCTGTTCCGCTTGTTCCTGATGAACCACTTGCTCCTGAACTTCCTGTCCCACCACTACTTCCACTTGTTCCAGAACTTCCACTCGTACCATCCGTTCCACTTGTACCCGAACTACCGCTCGTTCCAGATGAACCACTAAGTCCTGCTAACACATCATATACAATTGAACTAACTCCAATCGTTGTTACATTTGTTGTTAAATAAAATATTTTTTCACCATTTGTGGATCCTGAATATACAAAAACTTGTTGTCCTATTTTAAAATCAGTTGAATTACTCGCATCACTTGCTCTAACCAAATTTGTATTTCCTGACACAATATATATTCCATTTTGTTCTGGTAATGATTGTTGCCAAACTAATATTCTATCATTATTAACCAAACCAACGCCATCTATGGTTGTAATTCCACTAAAAGATATGTTTGTTGTTGTTGCAACTTTGCATACTCCTTGTGTTGGGCTCAATTTAACTTGAGATTCAAAATTAATTTTAGTTAGCATAGTAATATTTTATTATATAAATAGTTTTTTATTTAAATTTGATTATATATAACCATATAATTATTTATATGATGAACCGCCTAACCAAAGAACCAAAGATTTTCTAGTACCAGATTCAACAGGTGTAACACGATGTAATGCAAATGATGGGAAAATAACCACTCGACCCTTATCTTTTGGTACAAATGTATCATTTTTACCATATTTTAAAATCAAATCTCCCCCAGAATAATCATTAGGACCTGTAAGTTGCACTGTTATAGATATTTTTCTAAAACAAGATGGTGACGAATCACCACAATCAATATGCCAATCATACATTCCAGCATCTGAACTATCATATATGGTATATTGAATTTTCTCCAAATTGTCTCCAATGTTGAATTTCCACATAACATTATTTGCTTCTTCTGCGTAATTGAATAATTTCTCATATATCCAAGCATATTCCCCATCATTGGGTAGCCATTTAATTGTACTCCTTCTATAATCATTAACATTATTAGGAGACCCTAAAACAGATGCATTTTCAGATTGTATTTTATCTGCTAATTTTTCAATTGCTTCTAATTCAATATCAGAAAACCCTGTTGCGAACGTGTAGTAATTTGTTAAATTTGGAACAAATTGCTTAAAACCTATTGCCATATTATTATTTTATTATATAAATAGTTTTTTATTTAAATTATTATAAGCAGCAGTCAATTATTGCTAATGCTTTGTTGTATTCTTCTGTGAAAGAACGAGTAACTCCACCTGAAAAACCTCCTGCTGCAAGTCCTGCATTTTGTGTTCCTGCACCTGCAAGTGGGCCGTATCTTGAATTTGACATTGCTCCACCTGCTGACCAAGATGTGCCGTTGTACTCTTCAGTACAAGTTTCCTTTGTATATGATGCAAAAGCAATACCTTCGTTTTGTGTTCCTGCTGCTGCCAAATAAAATTTTGAAACTGTCATTGCTCCCCCTACTGACCAAGATGTACCGTTGTATTCTTCTGTGCAAGTAAGGGCTGTCCCCGCACCTGTGTCACCTCCCATAGCAAGACCTGCATTCTGTGTTCCCGCTCCTGCTAATAATCTTCTTGCAGTTATCAACGCACCTCCTGCTGACCAAGATGTGCCATTGTATTCTTCTGTACATGAACAATATGCACCCCCCATAACAAGTCCTTCATTCTGCGTTCCTGCTCCTGCTAAAGCACTTCTTGCTGTTATCAACGCACCGCCTGCTGACCAAGATGTGCCATTATATTCTTCTGCACAGGTTAAGGCTGCATTTATAACACCTCCTGCCGCAAGTCCTGCATTTTGTGTTCCTGCTCCTGCTAATTCTTGTCTTGCTATTATCATTGCACCACCTGCTGACCATGTTGTGCCATTATATTCTTCGGTACAAGAAACTACACCTCCTGCTGTACCTCCTGCTGCAAGTCCTGCATTTTGTGTCCCTGCTCCTGTTAAATAACCTCTTGCCGTTATTAGTGCACCCCCTGCTGACCATGAACCAACACCTCCAAACCCATAGTAAGATACCATTGGTTTTCTATTAACAGAGTCAAACCACATACACATTCCTGTTTGTGCTATATAAGGTCTATCTGGATATTGTGCTGTATTATATGATGAATCTAAACTACGGTCAACGATTTCAGTTGGTGCGTTGTATTCTTCAGTGCAAGTTCTAGCAACACCACCTGCTGCACCTCCTGCTGCAAGACCTGCATTTTGTGTTCCTGCTCCTGCAAGTGGGCCATACCTTGCTGTAGCTAATGCCCCTCCTACTGACCAAGATGTGCCATTGTATTCTTCAGTGCAAGACATACTCACACCCGTATACCCCCCAAAAACAAGTCCTTCATTTTGTGTCCCTGCTCCTGTTAAATACGGTCTTGCTGTTATCAATGCACCTCCTGCTGACCAACTTGTACCATTGTATTCTTCTGTGCAGGAAATAACCGTATTATATGTACCTCCCATAGCAAGTCCTGCATTTTGTGTTCCCGCACCTGCTAATAGTTGTCTTGCGTTTATCATTACACCACCTACTGACCAAGATGTGCCATTGTATTCTTCTGTACATAATGCAGGAGAAGGAGTTCCTCCCATAGTAAGACCTGCATTTTGCGTACCTGCTCCTGCACAAAAATATTTTCCTGTTATAACTGCACCACCTGATGACCAACTTGTGCCATTGTATTCTTCTGTGCATAGTACTGCTACAGTTGTAAAACCACCTGCTGCAAGACCTTCGTTTTGTGTTCCTGCTCCTGCCAAAGCATATCTTGCTGTTATCATTGCACCCCCTGCTGACCAACTTGTACCATTGTATTCTTCAGTACAAGTTAATAGATTAGTCCCACCAAAAGCAAGTCCTGCATTTTGTGTTCCTGCTCCTGCTAAATAACCTCTTGCTGTTATCAAAGCACCTCCTGCTGACCATGAACCCACTAATGATGTGCTGCTCTTGTAGGAAATCATTGGTATATTGTTTGTCTTATCATACCACAAACACATTCCTGCATCAACTAAGTTAGGTCTTTCAGAATATTCTGCTGTATTATATGATGAGTCTAAGCTACGGTCAACAATTTCTATTGGTGCGTTGTATTCTTCGGTGCAGGCTACATTATCACTTGTAAACCCTCCTGCCGCAAGTCCTGCATTTTGCGTTCCTGCTCCTGCTAATGTATCTCTTGCCGTTATCAATGCACCCCCTGCTGACCAAGATGTGCCATTGTATTCCTCTGTATTAGATACACCAACACTTGTAAAACCTCCTGCCACAAGTCCTGCATTTTGTGTTCCTGCTACTGCTAAAGAGCTTCTTCCTGTTATTAACGCACCCCCTGCTGACCAAGATGTGCCGTTGTATTCTTCGGTGCAGGATAGAGATGTAGAGCCTCCTGCTACAAGTCCTTCATTCTGTGTTCCTGCCCCTGCAAAACTTCTTCTTCCCGTTATCAATCCACCACCTGCTGACCAAGATGTACCATCATATTCTTCTGTACATGATACACCTGCATTTACATAGCCTCCTGCTGCAAGTCCTGCATTTTGCGTTCCTGCTCCTGCTAAAGCTCTTCTTGCTGTTATCAATGCACCCCCTGCTGACCATGATGTGCCATTGTATTCTTCTGTGCAAGTTACATTATCACTTGTAAACCCTCCTGCCGCAAGTCCTGCATTTTGCGTTCCTGCTCCTGCTAAATTTCTTCTTGCTGTTATTAGTCCACCTCCTGCTGACCAAGACGCACCATTGTATTCTTCTGTGCAAGTTACATTATCACTTGTAAACCCTCCTGCCACAAGTCCTGCATTTTGCGTTCCTGCTCCTACTAATAATCTTCTTCCACTTATCAACGCACCACCTGATGACCAAGAACCTACTAATGATGTGTTAATACAATAAGAAACCATTGGCATCTTACTTGTGGTGTCAAACCAAATACACATTTTATCCGCATCTATTGGTGCTGGTCTTGATTCTGACGATGTTATTAATGCACTTGTTCCAGATGAACCACTTCCACCAGTTACTCCACTACTACCACTACTTCCACTTGTACCCGAACTACCAGATGAACCACTTGCACCCGTGTTACCACTTGTTCCTGATGAACCGCTTGCTCCTGAACTACCCGTTCCCCCACTTGTGCCTGATGAACCACTACTCCCACTTGTGCCAGAACTTCCTGATGAACCACTTGTCCCATTTTGACCAGCAAGTACACTAAATGATAATGAACTACTACCAATTGTTATATTGCCACTTGTGGTTAAATAAAATGTTTTACCAGAATAAGTTAATCCTGATAGTACCAAAACTTCAATCCCAGCATAAACATCTTCATTAATATTCATATCATAATCACGAACCAAAGATGAACTTTCAACTCTATATATACCGTTATCTTGTTGTAGTGATTGATTCCAAACCAATATTCTATCGCCATAACTAACAGAAATACCATCAATACTTATTGGTAATGATGATAATGATACATCTAACGTTGTTGCAACTTTACATGGGCGTTTTTTTGTTACAGAAATATTCTGCCCATATAAATCAATTCTTGTTGGCATATATAATTTTTATATAAATAGTTTAATTGTTTTCTAATGCTTTTAATCTTGATTCCATATTGGTTATTAATTGTTTTTGCTCTTGTATTAATTGGTTTTGCTCTTGTATTGATTTTATTAACAATGGTACAAATTGGTCGTATCTTAAACCTTTTATATCAGTTTCTGTATCATGGATGAATCCACCAAAATCTTTACCATCTAATAAGGTTTCAACTTCTTGAGCAATTAAACCATAATGTGTTCTTATACCTTCTCTTGGTGTAATAACTTGTTTAGATTCTTCTTCACCATTCTCATTTATTATTGTTTCACTTGTTACTACATTTTGACCAACCTTCCATTTAAATGATACAGGTCTTAATTTATTTATAAAATCTAAACCTAAATCGGAATCAACAATATCTTTCTTTTCTCTTTCATCAGATGTTTGTATTGTTCCAGTTGCTGCCCATACTGCTGACCACCTTATACCACTAGCACCTAATGAATATGCATTATCTGTACCTGGTTGAGTGTTACCCCCATTTGTAATGCGCATTCTTTCAACAGAAGGCCCATTTGGTCTTGTATAAAAAACAAGTTCACCAAAAGCACCAGTGCCATTAACATTTACCGCACCTATAAGTCCAAGTTCAACATTATCCTGCCCTGTCATAGACCCATGAAACTTAATGGCTGGACCAAAACCAGCGGCAAAAGTTCCTGTGGTTTTTGCATTAACAAGTATTGTACTCACAATCGCATTTGTGGTTGAACTAGAGGTTAATACTTCCAATATTGACTGGGGTGATGTAGTTCCTATTCCGACGTTACCACTCTCTAATATAGTCATTTTTGCTGTTGCCGGAGAACCATTATAAAATTGTATTGGAGAAACACCTGCCCCAACACCCAACGCTAATGCACTGGACAGTTGCCCTGTATAATTAGGTGTGCTTAATCCCTGATTATTAGTTAGATACGCAGTTTTATTTGCGTTTCTAACCGCTATACTTGATGAAAACGCACCTTGATTATTAAACCATCCAACTATTTCATTTGCTGTGCCAGACCCCTCCACATGCAATTTATAAGCAGGAGACGTTGTTCCAATTCCAACGTTGCGATTTGATAATATAGTAAGAGCAGGAGTACTAAATGTACTTCCACCTGCTGTTGTTGAAGGTGTTATTTCTAAAGCATTATCTACATTCTGTTGAGATGCAATCATAAAGTTGTACTTGGTAGTACCACCTGTAAAATATAATATTTTACCACCACCATCAGTACCTAATATTGATAATAAATTTCTTGCCGTAACACTACTACTAAATGTAGCTTCTCCTATTGAAGAAAAATTAAATATATCTCCTGCGGTTGTGTTTCCAGCATATAAACTTCCATTGCTATAAGAATTAAAATACCAACTTCTACCTGTTGTTGCCGTAGTATTATTAAGAAACAATCTTAAATTTGAAGTTGTTTTTGATATTGTTATATCATCTCCTGCCGTTACACTACTAGAGAATGTAGCTGCTCCTGTGTTGTTTATTTGAAAATCAACAGTACCTGAAGTAACTGCACCTGCATTTCCTAAAGATGGGTCGGTAGTTGAATCAACCGACCTTATAATTGCAAAAGTAGTATTATTAACTGCATTAGTAATCAGCCATCTTTTTGCTGCTGAAGTCCAAGAACTATCAGCGTTAAAAATTAATTTACCATAATCTCCATATCTATTTGAAACATCATAGTAATTAGAGTACCCTTTTAATCTTGTAAGAGAAAGAGATGATTGAGTATTTGGACTACCACCTATTGTTAAATCTACACTAAACCTTCCTGTACCACTTACATCAAGTTTAAAACCACCAGTTGCAGTATTACCAATCCCAACATTTGTACCATCATCATATATAATACTATTACCAAGATTTGTTGTCCCTGTGAACTTTGGTATGTAATTACTTGTTCCACTTCCAGATATTTGACTTACTGGGCTTGTTCCAGATGTTCCACTACTACCTGATGAACCACTTGTTGCGCTAGTACCCGAACTGCCAGATGAACCACTACTTCCACTTGTCCCCAAACTACCACTTGTACCACTAGAACCGCTTGCACCCAAACTACCACTTGTTCCAGATGAACCACTTGTTGCACTAGTACCCGAACTTCCACTTGTTCCAGATGAACCATTATTACCTATAATAACACCACCATATATTTTTAATATACAATTGGGTGTTGGTGGCAAATTAGAACTATTTATTACTAATGTTGTACCTGATAAAATTTCATAATCAATACTATATTGTTGTAATTGACCATTATAAAAAAACAAATGACTATTTGTTTCAACAAATGATGATATTGTAAAAGTTCTATTACTATTATTTTGTGTTCCAGATATTGATAATTCAGTTAAAGGTGATGCACTAGTTCCACTACTACCACTTGTCCCACTTGTACTTGATGTACCACTACTACCACTTACCCCCGAACTACCTGATGTACCATTAACACCAATAACTATACCCCCAAATACCTTTAATATATAATTATTTGTTGGTGCACGATTCACTGAACTAATTGTTAACTGATTTCCAGATATTGTATAATCAACACCATAATCTTGCAATTGTCCATTTATGAAAAATAAATGTGCCCCTTCATCAACTAATGAATCTAATGTATAAACTCTATTTGCCCCATCTTTGGCACCAGTTACACCAACTTCAGTTATTGGTGTAGGGCTAACCCCACTTGTTCCTGAACTACCTGACGCACCAGAACTGCCTGTACCACCACTTGTTCCTGAACTACCTGATGTACCATCTGTTCCACTTGTTCCTGAACTACCTGACGCACCAGAACTGCCTGTACCACCGCTTGTACCAGATGAACCACTACTCCCACTTGTACCAGAACTTCCAGACGCACCAGAACTTCCAGTGCCACCACTACTGCCTGATGTCCCACTCGTACCAGACGAACCAGCAATCGCACCAACTGATGTTAATACAAATGAATAATATGATGTACCTTCTGTATAATATTTAATATTATGATTTGTGCTATCTAAATTACTAACATATATCCTGACAATCATTCTATTTGTTGGGTCAATAGTTGTTGTTGGTAATACCAAATCCAAATTTGTTTCAATGGGAGTTACAGAATCGACCCAACCAATTAATGCTGTATTTGTTGGTATTGATGGGCCAATTGTCCCACCTGAAAAATTGGTTAATTGAATTTGAGCATATGTTTCTAAATGATCATTACTTGCTGGTTTTAAGAAGTGTAAATGGAATCTTTGCGTACCCCCAGGTATAACAGCAAATCCCAATTGTGGTGTAATATAATCAGAAATTAGTATATTATTTGTATTACCATTAATTAATGTTGTTATAATTGTTTGTGCCGCACCTGATGGTTCTACTGATAAAACTTTAAACCCACTAACATCTGAATTCTGACTTTCATTTAAATAATATGATTGACCTGCTGATATACCACTCACTCCACTTGAGCCTGCTGTACCGCTACTACCACTTGTCCCCGAACTACCAGATGTACCACTACTTCCACTTGTCCCCGAACTACCACTTGTTCCCTCTGTACCACTTGTACCTGTTGTACCGCTACTTCCACTTGTCCCCGAACTACCACTTGTTCCATCCGTTCCACTTGTTCCTGAACTACCTGATGTACCCTCTGTACCGCTTGTTCCTGACGAACCAGAACTTCCGCTTGAGCCTGATGAACCAGAACTACCACTTGTCCCCGAACTGCCTGACGTACCCTCTGTACCACTCGTTCCCGAACTGCCTGACGTACCCTCTGTACCGCTTGTTCCTGACGAACCAGAACTTCCGCTTGTTCCTGACGAACCACTACTTCCACTTGTCCCCGAACTACCTGACGTACCTTCTGTACCGCTTGTTCCAGAACTACCTGATGACCCCGAACTACCGCTAGTGCCACTAATAAATGTCACACTATTATATAATTTTAAAATATCTGTACTTATTGGTGGTGATAAATAATTAATTAAAGTAATTTCATCGCCATCAATAGTATAATCTTCATTATAATTCATCAACACACCATTTATAAAAAATAAATGATTCAACTCATTAATAATTGTCGATGCTGTGTATGTAATATTTATACCATTCTTATCCCCAACCAAACTAATTTCTGCTAAAGGCGTGCCACTTGTTCCTGATGAACCACTTGCACCTGAACTACCCGTTCCCCCACTTGTACCTGATGTACCACTGCTACCTGTTTGACCTGAACTACCTTGACCTCCACTTGTACCTGATGTGCCACTGCTACCAGTTTCTCCAGAACTACCTTGTCCACCACTTGTGCCTGAACTCCCAGAACTACCACTCGTACCATCCGTTCCGCTTGTGCCAGAACTTCCACTCGTACCATTTACACCACTTGTTCCACTTGTCCCTGACGACCCAGTTGCACCACTTACATTAACGCTAAAACCCGATATTGAAATAGTGTTACCTGAATTATCATAAAGATATAACATAGTTGTCCCTGAATTATATGTTCCACCTGTTACATATACTTCAGGATTAAACTCAATCCAATTTGCATTACCTCTTGTTACACCAGATATACCTTCAATTGTTGACCCAGTCCAAGCGTTCAATAATAATTTACCCTCATTAGTATTATCCAAACATTGATACCCAAAATCAATGTTAATTACCGAACCAACATTTAATGCATCATTAAATAATGTTTCATAATTTGGTATTTGATATTGATATGTTTTATTATTTTCATAAACGTATGCAACCATTCCAAGTTTTCTTCTACCAGAAGAAATACCATCAGAATATAAATTTATAACGTTTGGTGCGCCATTTGGCGTATTATAACTAAAATCAATTGGAATTGTGTTGGCTGAATATAAAATTGTTCCAGTCGCACCAGTTGGTATTGTGAAATTTAAATCACTTAATGAAAAAACATCATAAAACCCCCCAACTTGGAATGAACTAAAATTGGATCCTGTATTTGACTCTAGTGGGACACTATTTGGTCCAGCTAATACAACAGAAGATTTTGGATTTTTATAATTAAAACTCATTAATTAACTTATTATTTATATAAATATACAAAATCTATTTTTTACATTCATTAATATTATATGTAGTTCACATTTTAAGAACAACCTCCATAATTAATTGTCATCGCACCATTAGAAGCGACCCCATACCTAAAACCACTATCTGTATGGTAGAAATACAAGGAATAATTATTCCAGTCATCAATATTGTTTTGACAATTAGATAAAGTACGGTAGAATTTACCTCCAGCATCAAGAGAACCAAGTGTTATTGTCCCTTTATAATAAAAAGTACTTGTTGTACCCGTACATGCACAAACAAGCGCACCTAAACCACAACCTATAATTGCATTACAAGTCGAACCTATTGGTGTTTGTGATGGTGTTGGTGTAACGGTATTTGTTGGAGTAACGGTATTTGTTGGCGTATTAGTTGGAGTGTTTGTTGCTGTTTTAGTTGGAGTATTTGATGTTGTTGGTGTATTTGTTGGTGTATTTGTAGGTGTATTTGATGCTGTTGGTGTAATTGTATTTGTTGGTGTATTTGTATTTGAGGGAGTATTTGTTGGTGTTGTTGTTTGTGTTGGTGTTATAGTTGGTGTTGGTGTTGGTGAAAGGCATATTGTATTACCTGTTATAGTACCTAAAGAATTAAACCCATAACAAATACCATCTTTACCAAAAATTCTTTCCCCTCCCCAAGTTGAGGCATCACTAGTTTCACAAGAATTTTGGAATTTATAATATGTAGAACCATTTGCACCATTAAACGTTGAATATCTTCCCCATATAAATGCATTTGGTGTGTTACAAACTGTTGAACAATCATTTAACTCACTAATATCTCTGCGAACTGAAAAAAGTTTACATAATGGTAATGTAGGTGTGACTGTTGCTGTTGGTGTTGCTGTATTAGTTGGTGTTATTGATGGTGTAGGCTGAACAACACAACTAACACTTTGTGATATTTGTATAATACCATTACTACACATAAATGAATAAGAACTTAATGTATCTGAAATTGATTTTGCATTATAATAAATAGAACCAGTTAAATAATCACATGATGAAGGTGATGTTTCAACATTTGATATATTTTGTTTACACATTGTTTCACCATATGAAGGGACACTAATATTGAAATAAATATTATCATTTGTAGTTAATGGAGTTCCAGATGGGACTCTAACATAACCTGTAAATGTATTACCAGTTATTGGACAATTATTATTATAAGTTAGATTTGAGGCTGTAAATGTCCTAGCATAACAAAAAACTGTTGTTGGTGTGACTGTTTGTGTTGAGGTAACTGTTTTTGTTGGCGTTATTGAAGGTGTGTTAGATGGTGTTGATGTTGGTGTAATTGAAGGTGTGTTAGATGGTGTGTTAGATGGTGTTGATGTTGGTGTAATTGTTGGTAGTGGTGTGACACCAGTACATGGAATTGCAGCATATGACCCTTGAAGGGGTAAATAATGCCTCCAAGGTGTAGGACTTGAAAAGTCAGTAAAAAAGCTAATAAATGTATAACAAATTCCATTTAATATTGCTTTAAATGGTTCATTTGTGAACCCACTTGTACCAAAAGAATCAACACCACTTGGTCCATTACTTAAACAAGCTGAATTAGTTTCATAAATTTCTATATTATTAAGTGTACCACTTAAATTTGCAAATGCACTATAAATTGTAAATGTTGTTGGTGATCCACCATTACAAGCATCTGTACAACCTGTCCAAGATGTATAATAATTACCAGTATTTGCTTTGCTAAATGTATGGGCATAACAAAATGGTGTTACTGTTGGTGTTATAGTATTTGTTGGTGTGTTTGTTGGTGTTATAGTATTTGTTGGTGTATTTGTTAGTGTTATAGTATTTGTTGGTGTGTTTGTTGGTGTTATAGTTATTGTTGGTGTTATAGTTCTTGTTGGTGTTATTGTGTTTGTTGGAGTATTTGTTGGGGTATTTGTTGAAGTAATTGTTGGTGTTGGTGTTGGCAAAATAGTTGGGCAAGATAACACCATTTCAAAAACCCCTCCAATTTCTTGACTGACTACTTGAACATTAACAACTGTTGGGTAATTTAATGTCTTTGTGAATCCAGAGGAAACATAACCATTAAAAGTATTTGAACTAATAACAGTTGATGAATTCCAAACCACATTAAAACTTGCATTAGTATTTGTAACAATATCTATAACAATAGGACCAGTATTAACACCAACATCAAATGTGTAATTATAATTTGCTTTTTGACCAATATTATTTACAATATTTGTATCACAATTTGCAGTAAAACTATAATTACCATAACTTGTTGGTGTTTGTGTATTCGTTGGTGTTTGCGTGTTAGTTGGTGTTTGGGTGTTAGTTGGTGTATTTGTTGGTGTTGGTGTATTTGTTGGTGTTGGTGTATTTGTTGGCGTAGATGTATTAGTTGGTGTAGATGTATTAGTTGGTGTAATAGTGCTAGTTGGCGTATTTGTTGGTGTTTCACTATTGGTTGGGGTAATTGTGTTAGTAGGTGTATTAGTAGGCGTAACCGTATTTGTTGGTGTATTTGTTGGTGTTGGTGTATTTGTTGGCGTAGATGTATTAGTTGGTGTAGATGTATTAGTTGGTGTAATAGTGCTAGTTGGCGTATTTGTTGGTGTTTCACTATTGGTTGGGGTAATTGTGTTAGTAGGCGTATTAGTAGGTGTAACCGTATTTGTTGGTGTATTTGTTGGTGTCTCAGTAGGTGTAGGAGTATTTGTCGGTGTTTCAGTAGGTGTAGGTGTGTTTGTTGGTGTCTCGGTATTTGTCGGAGTAATCGTATTTGTCGGAGTAATCGTATTTGTCGGAGTAATGGTATTAGTTGGTGTATTTGTCGGTGTTGATGTGTTAGTTGGTGTTGTCGTATTAGTTGGTGTTTGAGTATTTGTAGGTGTATTTGTGCTTGTAGGTGTAGGTGTGTTTGTTTTTGTAGGAGTATTTGTTGGCGTAACCGTATTTGTTGGTGTATTTGTATTTGTTGGTGTGTTCGTATTTGTAGGCGTTGGCGTCTTTGTTGGAGTTGCAGTATTTGTTGGTGTTGGTGTTGGTGTAACACATAAAGTTTTACCTGTTATAACCCCAAGCGAATTTGTGGCATAGCAGTAATCATCTTTACTAAAGTTCTTTGCTTCTACCCAATTACTATCATTATTATTCAAACATGATTCAAAATCAATATAATATTTTTGGCCAATTTCACCGTTAAATAAATTTGTTTTTCCGCATATTTCGGTATTTGATGGTAATCCACAAACACCATAACAAGATAATGTAGCTGGGCTTGATGAATCTAAATAGACATCAAAACAATTGCAATTATTTATATCTGGAATTAATGAATTACCTCTAAAATATAACTTATTATTATTATTCATTAATCTAAAATTCGTATTGCTAAATGTTGTATAAACATGATAATAATCTTGTGGAATTGTAAGTCCACTATATATTACAGTTAAGCCAGCATATAATAAATTTGTGGCTACTGGTACTAATGCAGCAGGATCACTATATTCATTAACACCAATATTACTAACAAGATTATTGTTTGTATTTAATTTAGGTATAACCCAAGTGTACCAAGAATATCCAGTTGTTAAATATGCTGGCACTTCATGTGTCTTAAACAAATATGCTTGAATTAAATTACCATAATCATCAAATCCACCACTAGTTTGTGATATTTTTGCTGTTCTAACTTGTGGAGCATTTACCCCCCAACCAGAAAATGATATATATCTATTAAGTTGACTACTAAATGTATCACCGCTTGTTGATGGTCCAATACCATTTGAAAATCCCCTAAATAAACTACCTCCAGATGACATCCAAGAATTAAATTCCAAATTCAAACTGACTGGCTCAATAAATAAATAAGCATCATATTCTTCTGGTGATGTTGGAGTAACTGTTGGCGTTATGGTCGGTGTTGAAGTGTTTGTCTTTGTTGGAGTTAAAGTTGGTGTTTGTGTATTAGTTGATGTTATTGATGGCGTTGGCGTCTTTGTTGGCGTCTTTGTTGGTGTCTTTGTTATAGTTGGTGTTATGCTTATAGTTGGTGTTATAGTTGGTGTTGGAGTTGGAGTTGTACATAATATTTCAACTGTTACACCAAATAAAAATTCATCTCTTGTTATATTAGTATATATTGGCACACTATTAATTGTATCCAAATATACATCAAATGGACCTTTTGAATGTGATGATGAATTTAATTGTAAGAAATACCTTGAACAAGAAGTAACACCTGTTATGATGTTCTCAATGCTATTTTCGCATATTGGATCAGTATTTATTACAATTAATTTATATGTTGCCATTTAACAATTTATTATTTTGAAAAAACTACAAGAATCCACATCTTTTATGGTAACAATAACTTGATTTGACCCAGAAAATCTATTAGGTACATCAATACTCACGGGTAATATTCCTGTATTCGTTATTGTTGCAACATAAGTTTCATAATTCCCATTTATGTCTGATACATAAATACCAAATGGTGGCGTTCCTGTTATACTTGTTAAAGTTATTTTATTATTTGATGTTGCAATTGGAATATATCCAGGTGTTGAAGATGGAGTTGGTGTTGGAGTTGGTGTTATTGATGTTATATTTGTTATACTATAAACAATATCGCAATCTATATAACAATTTAATTTCTTTGTTGTTCTGCACCCCTCACTATCTTGAATAATAATGGTAACTTGTGGAGATGAATTAAATATAATAGGTAAACTATATGTTATATTACCAACCAAAGGCAATGATGTTACTTGACCCAGATAGGTCTCATTACCCCCAAATGCATCAGATACATATATATTTAAAGGCGTTGTTCCACTTATACTACTAATGATGATGTTTGTCATACGGAACAGCTAATATTATATATTATTTTTAAGTTTATGGTTAAAACTTGCGATGTTATGCTATTATTAGGTTCGGCAATTATATTTAATTTATTCGTAACCAAATCATATGAAACACTATCAATACCAGATATTGCCTCAACCAATGTTTTTATTGCATCAACATAAACTGAATCTGTCGGAACATCTGTTCTAGTATAACCAGTAAAAAATGAATTACTATTTGTTAAACCACTTGGCTGCAATGTATATTCTACCTTAAATATTGCAGAATTTAATGAACATTTAGGATCCAGTATTGTGGTTGATCCACTAAATTCAGCATTAACTAAATCAGAGAACCCCTCATTTAGGAAATCCAATAATCCGAAATTATTTAAAGGTTGTAATACAAATGTCTGTGAATTAACTATATATGTTTGGTATGACGTGGTAACTGTAAAGCAATTTATTGCTGTTTCTCTTGTTAATGTACAACCATTGGAATCCGCTATCGTTAAACTATAATTACCACTAGTTAATCCACTTGCTATTATTGATTGCGGATTACCACTCACATTACTTGACCAGTTAAATGTAAAAGGGGGAATCCCTTTTGTTATCAATGCCGTAATTACAGCGTCATTACCGTTCACACAAGATGTTGGGTATAATGAAAAATCAACACCATTGCTCGATGTTACTTGAATATTCTTTGTTTGCTCGCAGCCTGTTGAATCAATAACCCTTAAAAGATATTGACCCTCTGTTAAGTTTTGGAATGTTACCCCAGTTAAATTTGTATCAATAATTGATGTTGTATCCAAATAGTAATCAAAGGGTGGTGTAGCGCCTGTGCTAACGTAAGCAAATAAACTGCCGTTATTTGATGCACAAGTTGTCCCACTTAATGAATGATTTAATGTGAATTTATTCTCTGCAATTATTATAATTTCACTATCATAATAACATCCAGCAGAATCCTCCATATATGCCGTATACGTACCACTACTTAAATTCTCAAAAATATAATTTGTTGATGTTGTGGTAATAATTGTTGTATCACCACTTGATTTTATCAAACCATAATTATATGGTCCCGTTCCACCAACAACGCTAATATTTATTAAACCATCTGATGCCGAACAAGTTGAGTTAGTCCCATCTATTGAAACTGATGTAACCCCATTATCATTATTTAATGATGCGGTAAAATCTAATGTACATAACCCAGCATCAATAACTGAAATATCATAATTACCAGAAGTCAATCCAGTCATTACAAAATTTCTATCATAAGTTATATCATAATACCCAGTATTGGCTGAATAATAGAAGGGGGCTGTGCCACCACTTATGGTAATATCTAATTTACCAGTTGCGGTAAAACAAGTTGGTTGCGTTAAAATAATTTGTACAACACCTAATGAAGCGGTATCAGTCACTTCAATATTTTTAATTTTTGAATTACCTTGTCCATCTGTAACTTGTACAGAATATACTCCAGCAGTTAAACCAGTTAATGTACTGCCTGTTGTATTGTCAACCCAAAGATAAGAATATGGTCCAGGATTTGTTTGACCCGTTACAAATATTTTACCTGTTGGTGTTGAATAACAAGATGAATTATTAATAACATATAAACCAAAATCAAAAGCATTTGATGTATTAATAATAAAACTTTCTGTTTTTGCCGTACAACCACCAAAATCATTAGCCGTTAAATAATATGTTCCAGCACTCAAACTTCCAAATTCAACTAAATCTGAATTATTTGTTTGATTATATACTAAATTACCATTAGTAGAATAAAGATTATATTCAACAGCAGAAAATTCAGATGTTGTTGATACTGAAACTGAACCATTATTTTCCGCATTATTTGTATTAACTGTAGATTGAATTGACGCACAACAACCGCTAGAAACTGGTATATTTATATAAAATTCTAAATTCTGGTCTAATGTCGAATCATTAACCCTAACACCATATGTTGCACCAGATAACCCGGTTTTATATATCGGAAATACTTCAGTTGTTATACTTACCCCCAAAGGTGGGTCAACCCACTCAATTGTATATGGTGCAGTTCCACCAGTTAATGATAAAGATATAGCACCAACATTTATGTTTGAACAATCCCCAGTTACGCTTAAAAAATAATCAAATGCTGCCATTTTTTTAACAAATTATATTTACATCAACCCCAACATTTATAGTTAATAACTTATTTGATGCAATATCATCAACACAATCCAAATCAATAAAATTAACCACACCATCTGATGGGTTATTATAATTTATATCATAATACTCCAAATTAGATAAAGCACTAATTAACGCATTACCCCATTGCGCATTTGTTGGTACATCATTATTCCCAATACCATCATAAAACTTAATTTTTGAAACAATTTTTGAATTTAAAATTATTTCACTATACCAAGTAGTCAATACATTACTACCATCACAAGATAAATTATATTCAGTTAATGCACCATTGATTACATTACCCAAAATAACACTAAATGAATCAGTTGGGGTAGCAATCATAGTAATCCCATTCTTTATACATATATCTGAAAATATTGGTGAAGTAATGTAATCATCCCCACTCGTTATTGCAGTTAAAGAACTTATACTATAATTAGTTGTATCACTTAATGCTTTAGGCTTTGTGCCAAAAACATTTTGCATAAGTCGCTTATAAACATATTTTTGTTTGTGGAATATAGAATTCTCAAACTTAATACCCCCCATCCAAAGTGTTGTGGCTGGTATCATTTGTTCAACCATTTTAATCCAATAAGGATTAATCCCTTCAACAAACTTAATTAAATTCTCATATGTATATTTATTTGTTGGTATTCCAACCGCATATGGTGCTTCAATGTATTTCCAAAATATTGATTGTAATGTAGGGTAACCCCCTGTCTTACCATCAGTTATGTACATCCTATTACGAACATTAATCATATTCTTCGTAAATGTTGATGCAAATTCAAAAAACGATTTTGATTTTGGTTGTGGATTTATAATTGTTGAATCAGTACCCCCAGTTGTCGGATACGGGAACGTTAAGCCACTTTGTGGTATGGGGTAATCATAATCCTTAGATTGAACCCAAACGTCATACAGAAGCCCTTGTGCAGGATTTAAGAATAAACTAATATTCTTCACATTTAATAATAATCTTTCATCGTTTACAAAATAATAAGCATTATAATTACCATCAACCGATACTCTCATCAATGTATTATCTCTTGACCAAGATTTTTTGTTATCAACATATTTGGATAATGTAAAACCTTCATCAATGTAGGGGAATTTCCTAAATATATCCAAATACTTATTACCATAAGTGAATGGTTGAAATTCAGTACCATATTCAGCACTCGCCCCTGTCCCAACTTTTGTTGTTATTTCTAAACTCTTATGTTTTGACGTTAATTGATACCAACCAGCACCCATCTGGAAAAATAGTTGACTACTTTTCTTTGGTTGTGGATAGCCTGTTTCTCTATCCAATGGATAATTTTCAGTATTGAAATTTACATTTATTAAACTTGTATTTTCAGTTACGGAAGAATACGTTATACCATTAAATTTATAAGTACTAACTGTTGTAATTGGGTCAATATCAATATATGTCCCAGTTTGTAATTTTGTTAATTCTGTATTAAATTTTATTAAATTTATTTTCTGGTCAGCCAAATATATATGCTCGTTAAATTCAATTAATGCCTCTGGCGCACCAAATAATCTAAGAATAAATTCAATTGACCTTCTAGTTCCTTTTGACTTAAATAAATAAAAAGAATTAATAACCAAATTCCTATAAAAAGAATAATTTAATTCCAAAGGTGTTTGCGAACGGTTATATGCTGGATATTTGAAATCGCTATTATTTCCAAAAATGGATTCCATTAATGTCTGATCCGTTAAGAATTGGAAATTCTCCTCCCACCCCAATGTTTGCCCCAAATTTAATAATAATTGAGATGGGATATCATTCTTTGGTGTGTAATTAACCGAATTCATATGTGCCAAAGAATCAATGAACTTTTTAACCTCATCAAAACTTCTTCCATATATTTGCAACATGCTTTCAATTCTCCTATCAAATGTATCAAACTCTTTTAACGAATCTGAAACAAAAAATCTGGATATTAAATTTGTTCTTGCATTATCAAAATATGTCGCAATATCTTGAACATCATTTAAATATTTTGTAAATTGTTCCGATAATATATCAATATTCCAAATTCCATCTAATGGAAATGATAAATTTGTATTAACCAAAGTGAATTGCCCATTATCATTTTCTTGAGGAACTTGTAATGTCATTGTGTAAATAGGTGATGATAATGTATTTAAAATATATTGCTCTAATTCATCAAAATTGCTTTTTAAAATTAAATTATATAAGAAATTACTAGGTCTAATTATAAATGAATCTACACTAAATGAGCTTGACGTGCCAAATGGTGAACCAGAAACTGTTATATTTAAAATCCCCTCATTTAAACTATCACTTGCATTTAAAATAACTAAAGGATATGAAACACCACTTATAGATAAAATATAATCAGCATAATATTGCGTCAAATTTCTATATTCAGATACCTTAATCTCTTTTGTCATTAAATTAGTATCAGAATTAACACTAAAATCAACCCCAAGTGGATTATGTATTTTAGATACATCAATGTCAAAAGTTGTATCATCCGTTATCGAATCATAAACAATATTTGTTGCTGTATACCCTGTGATTAAATCATTGTCATAGAAATTAACATCAATAGATGCTGGGAAATTATTTATAATTTTAGTTATTGATACAGATAATCTTTTAGATAATGAACCATACATAACAAAACTCATTACTTGAGTTATATCATAATTGGGATAAACATCAAACTCCTTGGATAATACCGTTCTGACATCCCCAATATCACTAATACCCAAACTCTCCAAGTTAATGCCCGCATCAAAAACATTTGTATAAAATTTACGAGGAATTCTTTCACTTATATAGGGGGTAAATTCAAAAGTACTAGAAGTTAAACCCCCACCAGTAACAAGCTGATATCCAACTAAATTATCAAATACACCACCACCACTACCAGGGCTATTTTTAATGTAAATTTTTGGCATTATTCTATTATATTATCAAAGTTTTTGCTTATATCAATATCATCATTTCTATCCTCCCTAACCTCATACAATAATTCATTAAATTGATTTCTAACCTCAAATAAATTATATTGTCTGTATATATTATTAGATGGATCGTATAAGGTATAAACCCCATCCTCAACAGATTTAGTCTGATTACCAAATATTCCAATTGCTAATGTGGAGATGTCATGTTCAGCAATCTCAATCTCCAAAGTTGTTGGGTTGAAATAAGTATTACTTATAATAATGCTTTGATTCGGCTGTCCAATAAATGGAGTTGCATTTGTCTTATTAGAAGGAGAACTACTCGGACTCAAAGTTAGAAAAACCAAGTTTGTATTATTATCAACATAACGATAACGAATTGATTTTTGACTAGTATTAACCTCATTTGTAACAATCGGCTCACAAAAAAATGATGATGTGATTATTCTAAAAAAATTAGGAACTTTTTGGCTATTATTTAAGTATTCCACACGATATCCAACCAATTCTTGGGGTACTTCAAATTTATTCCTAAAATCATCTGGAACGTCATCTAAATTAACCACAATACCTTTAACATTTGGTAACGCACTTAAAACACCACAATCATTTATTTTTGTTCTTATTTGCGCTGGTCTTAAATATAATGTATAATAACCAAGTGAGATAAATTCTGACGCTGGTAATGTTAAATTATATAATCCACCTAAAATTTCAGTAGGATATTCACTATCAAAATAAGGTTTTAATATGGTTGTTGCATCCAATCTTTTTTGAGAAATCAAATCAGTCTGATCCCTAGTTGGCGCATATACCATAACTATCTCCACATCTTCTGGACTAACATCACTAGGTCTAACTGTTCCATATGTACCAATTGCCATAATATCGTATTTTTATTATAAATAGTTTATTTCTTTATTTATTTGTGAATTTGAAATACCCATATCCATATTTTTCCATATCTTGTAATGTCTTAACTTCCCCAAGCCTCTGAACTTTCTCATAACCTGAATTTTTTCCCCTCTCCACAAATACATTTGAAAAAATCTGAACATCCGAAACTGACTTCATTAATGCTTCATTCTTTGTTATTGGTTTTAGTTGTGTTGAATCCTCAGTTAACCCTTCGCTATTAGCCTCAAAAGTCGTTATACCTAAAGGATAATCAACATACTTAATGTCTTGTATTGTATAGGCTGTAAAACTATTATTTATATTTGTAACCCTACCATAAGGAACACCATCTTTAAAGACATCAACACCAACCAAATAACGCTTATTACCGTATAACGATAATTCCAATAAATTAGATTTTGTATATCCCGTAACCTTAACATTACCTTCATATAAATAATCTTCAATATCAATACCAGTATCCCCAGTGAAAATATAATCATAACTCAAAGGAGTATTCCTCCACGCACCGCCACTAGGGGTGAATGTCGCAGTACCACTTGGATTACCATCTTTCTTATTTTTATCGAAAGGTATTGTTATTGTTTTGCTAATAATATTTGTACCAAAATTATTCTTTTGAGTTAATTTTATCCCATAACTACTACTTGTTTTTTGATAGGTATGACATTTACTGACCGTATTCATAACTTCACTAGCACTTTGATCCCCCCAATACACCTTATACTCAGAATCTTTGGTATATGCCGTTCTAACTGATGTATTATATATGCAATACTCATAAGGACTTTTACCAGAAAAAACAAAATTTAAAACCGTATCTTTTTGCAAAATTGCCCCATCAAATTCTGAATAATATCCAGCATCAACAACATCTTGTGTCAATAATATTGGTATGGTTAATCCAGTTAAGGTTGATGTACCATTAACACCACTAGTTAATAAACTTGTCATCCCAGTATACACACCAAAAGTATTACCACTATAAGTAACTTCTTTAACTATAGACGATAATGATTCTGGGGATATTTTAATTTTATATATCATTACTTTTTAGTTATGTACTCAAACCAATTCATTGGATTCTTCTTCACCCCAATTTGGCTACCATTATTAATATCATAATACTCATAAGTATGCGTACCATAATTTAGATTTAATTTATAATAAAAATCAAAAACTTCATTTAAATTATACTTATCATTTGTAGGTAATTCCGCTTGGCATCTATTTGACATTCTTTTAATTGACCCTGTTTGCCCATTAAAAAATGTCGCACTAACATAAAATGTATCAATATTTAATATATTAACATCCTTCAGCCAATAAATAAAAAACCCCTCTGTATTCTCTGTATAATCTAAAAGATATGTTGGAATAATTATATCCCCAGATTTAACACCATTGCTTGCTTGTAAAATTGTTGTCAAATATAGTTTTTGAGATTTACTAAAAGGCGAATCATAATAATCCAATTTGAAAAAAGAATTATTGAAATTATTATTATTAAATTTTATATTATCTGCCAAAAAATCATTGCTTGGGGTTAAATACGTTGAATTCCAATTTAATTTGGAAGACAAATCAACCCCATTGTAAAAATTAAAATTTATATTTAAACTATAATCTATCGCCATTATATTAATTTTTTATACATCTAATAGAATATCCATTATTCCTATCATCACATTGGAAATCCAAATTATCATTGTTATATTTTAATTGAACTATTTTAGCAAAATTACTCCCGCAACCATTAGTAGTACTTGTCCAATATGTAGTGGTCTCCCCAAAATAAATAAAATCACTGCCATATGCAAATTCTCTTCTACCAGCAGGATAAGCATTAAACCCACTACTATTCGTCGCTCCATCATTTGGTAATTGCCACCAAACAGATCCGCTTGTTTTCATCTTCCCACCAGAAACACCATTACCCCCTAAATAATTAGATAACGTTTCAAAATCAGTTAGTGTCGGCACTCTATAACCTGTTGGGCATAAACTAATTGCATTACTTACTGAATAAAAATTATACAAATAACCAAAACAACTATCTATACTATTATTATTATACGCACAATAAGCGCCACTTCTTAATATCTTCCAACTATTATCATTTGTCACATTAGGTATAGGTGTACCATTATCATATCTTGTTGTTCTTAGATTTTCTGTAAACCAAGTTTGTGTACCAATAGTAGCCGTGCCATAAAAATTACCATCATAATCCCTAACATATGTAGTACCAGAACAAACATTAACATTTGTTAATGTACCTCCAGAATTAACATTAAATACAACCCCATTTGTGCTACTAACATACCAACCTGCCGCCAATTTAACCCTATTAGTATCATACAAAATATCACCAATCTCAATGGTCTGGGGCGTTCTTTGTGTTGACACATATAACTTATCGCAATCACCCACACAAGTTGTTGGAGTTGTTACACAAAATATTGATGAACAAGCATCTCCACTAGTAGCATGATTAAACCAACTTGAACAAGAAGGTGATGGTGCATATATATTAAATTCACTCATATTATGTACAATTTTGATTAAATACTATTAAGTTATTAGATGAATAATACCTTAACTCTGTCGCTGATGGTGTTGGTGTCGGAGTTGGTGTTACACTATTGGTAGGCGTAACTGTTCTTGTTGGTGTTGTAGTTACAGTTATAGATGGTGTTATAGAAGCTGTTGGTGTCATAGATGAAGTTATAGATGGAGTTGGCGTATTACTTGAGGTTATTGTCGGTGTGGTTGTTTTAGTTGGTGTTATAGTTGGTGTAACCGTACTAGTTGGGGTAACCGTAGGTGCATTAGTTCTAGTTGGAGTTGGGGTAACAGTCTTGGTTGGTGTAGGGGTTGGGGTACTAGTTTTTGATGGTAGGGGGAAGCCTTCTATTAATCCGCTATGAGAAAACCTAACTACTTCATAATCAATTACTGCGTTGATAGAGTTACTTAATATATCCTCACCGTAACTATTTATCGTATCTTGTTGACCAACATTATCAAAATCCATCTTAATGGGTAAACTTATTGTTATATCATTAAGTTTAGGTTGTAGTAATCTATATTTATTCACACTCATCTACCAATGGTTTTACAATTAATGAAGAAGAACTATCCCCAACATTTGTTGATTTATTCACTTTTTGAGTATAATAATCATACCCCTCTGGAAACAACTTAAAAACATTATTAACAAATGGATAGAAAGAATTATTTATAAAAGGATAATTAACCCCATTATTATTTTCATCAAAAAACCCAACATCATATATATCCCTCCACCTAAATTGCCCATCAACTTTTGAATAGAAAGCATAATTTGGAACATCATAAGCAAATTTAAAATCAACAGTTTCAACATAATCTGAAAAAACTTTCAACACCAATTTGTTATGTGGCTTATAATAATATCCAGATTTATTATTATCATAGTTTGAAACTCTAAAAACTTCATCAGAATGTTTTATTTTATGATATAAATCAGCAATAACTATTTCCTCTTGGGTATATTCATTATATTCACAAAAATCGCCATCAAGATTATCATCACTTAGTTTAAAATACTTAAATTGATTTCTTTTATCATCAAAATAACTCTCAACATTAATATTGGTATTTGAACTTGATGTTGAATCATCCCACCAAGGATTAACTGGTTCTGTTATATTGAATAACCAACCTTTTTTAATTACATCAAAAAACCCAGAATAACCTTTATATACCATTGTTAAGTATATTTCAGTTAATGGCCTGGTTTGGTTATCAACAAGTGTTTCAATATTTAGATCATTATTTGATATAAAATTATATGAAATATTTGATGTCTTTTTTAAGAAAGAAAACTCATCTCCAATAAAACTTAAAACTTTTGGTTCATCAAATGCACCAGTTTCAAAACCAGCCTTTGTTGGTACAATATCATTTGAATTTTTAATAACTTTATGTTTTCTAACATAATATTCGGATGTAGTTTCTCCACTATTTCCAATAGAAATAACCCTCCTTAATGTACCTAACTTATTATCAGAAATATTATTATTAACTCTTAATATATTTAAAACATATTCATCTGAACCGTATGATCCATCACCAAATGAAAATATTTCATACAATCTAACAATTGAATCAATTTTAATTGCAACCCCATCTGTAGCAGTTAAATTGTGGGGTAATGAACATCTAATTCTAATTAAATTAAACCCATCTTCAATAATAACATCAGTAACAAATGGTATTCCTTCTTCTGCCACCCAATCGTAAAATCTATTATCTATCTTTATATTTAAATTTTGCTTACTATCACCACTAAATGGATAAGTTATGTAATAATCCCAATTATATTTAAAAGCATTAACTGATTCATAACCAAAAGAATTTGGGACGTTTGGTCTAAAGAAATCAAATTCATATCCAGGTAAAAACCCTTTGTCAACATTTGATATTGAAGAGGTATCTTTATTGTTAATATTATATATTAATTGTGACTTATATTTACTATCAGTTGTACCAGAATAAAAATTATCATATAAATAACTAATTTTAAATGTTGGTCTAATATTATATGATTGTGTTTTTTCTTTATTATATAATTCTTTTAAATCAACGGTAATATCTCTATCAAACTGAATAAGTTCTTTCTGGGTATTATCCAAGTTAATAGCCAATTGTGTGTTGGTTTCATCACCAACTTTATTCTTATATACACTAGGAACAATATTAAATTTATTCATTTAAATATTTTGTTTTAAACTTATCCAAAGCAGATGCCCCCTTCTTTATACCAAAATAAAAATAAAATGGCGCACCAACTAAAAACCTATTCTTTTTATTGCCGTATTTAGTTGCTTGGTTTTTGTCATTATATAAATAACCCCTATCATTATTATATGTTAAAACATTTTCATTATTATAAAAATATCTTTCTTTATTATATGGATTTAATCTATTTTTAAGTGACGCCAAATCTGGTTTAATCCTATCTAAATTTTGATAATTATCTGTGATTATAGTACTAGTATACCAACTATTATCTTGATTACCAAAGAAAAGATTACCCCCTTTAGCATCATTTAATTCCCATTGATAAAACGGCACTATTTGTGATTTAATGCCAAAATATTTTGGCTTCAACTCATTATTTAATGCTCTAAAATTAACTCGACCTGGTGTTAAATAATCTTTTAATTGTAAATCATCTTGAGATGATGAATAAAATATCCCAATAACTGGATTGTCTTTCTTATCATATTGAATTGATATTTCTGAATCAGCACTATTAGTCATTGTATAAAATTCAGATGAAAACTTATCAACCCCAAATTCAGAATTTATTGATAATAATTGACTATAATCCCCATCCGTTTTCTTGTAGTCCCTTGAAAATAAATCATTAATATTTTTTAAATTCCTAATGAAATTACCATTAGTTATTCTACTAATTGCAAATAAATTAAGAATATCTGAATTATCCCCGTAACTTGTTGGCTCTATTTTATCTAATACAAAAGAATAATATTCAAAATTATCACTATTATATCCATATAATGAATTTTTATAACCCAAATCCATTATTGTTGTTGGGAACATTAGATTTTTAACATTTTCTTTATTCATAGTCCTACCAACAAAAGTACTATTACTTTTAGAGAAAGGTGAACTACGATAATAAAAATTAGTCGTTTTGGCATCAAAATATATCAAGTCATTACAATATGATTCATCATCAATGATTGCTTGGTTTTTATTATTATATTTAATTTTGGTTTGTATTGGAAATGCAAATAATGATCCATTTACCCAGTTATTAACAAAAACTTCTGATACAACACCCCTACATAAAGCATAAAAATATCTGAATCTATTTACCCATTCATTATAAGTCCTTAAATCTTTTGGAATATCTAATATTGCTCTATCTACAAAACTATAACAACCATTTGTCACCGGGTCATTTTCAGCGCATTTAGAATCAACCTGAAAACTTGTACCCCTGCCTGTATAACAACCTAAACTAACCATATTATTACAAGTATTAAGTGTTGTTAATAAATTTTCAGTCATAGTAAATCCAGAGAAATCTTGGGGGGAATACCCTGTGTCACTTGCTGGTATTGGATTATCTGCAAATTGTTCTGACCCAACAATTTCATAAGTTGCAAATCCTAAATTCTGTTGTAAGGCTGCTGCTTGACCATTATTAATATAATATGTATTAACCGTACTTGACGACCAAGATGAACCATCCAAATAATCTGATGTTGGTAGTCTATCTGTCCTAAATATTGTTTTATTATTAACAAATAATTCACTAAAATAATTATTATCCCCAAATGAAGCTTGTGTTGTATATGTGTTATTATATGGTTCTTCCCCTCTCAATAGTCTTTTTATAAAATTACTCCTTTTATTATTTGCAACCATATCTAAACCAAGATAATAAGTTGACATATTTGATAAATTATCAGATAAATCATACCCATTTGTTGACCGAATACTGCGCGAGTCAATTTTAAATGTTGTTACTCTCTTTAATAAATTACTATCATTAACTTGTAATCCTTGTAAATTTCCAGAAAAAGAATTTGAAAAACTAAATCCTTTTGGTTTTGACGCCTCACCAATTAGATTGCCAGAATAGTAACCATGCGCATTTGTCCTAAATGGATATGCTTGATTTGCCCCAAATCCTATACTAGAATTTATGGGTCTTAAAAAATATGAATCAAACATTATTTCATTTGAAACATTTGTTTGTTGGACTGAATATGTTTCTAGTGGTTGAATTGGTATATTTAATCTTGTGTTTGTTTTTATACTTATTTGATTAGTATTGGCAAATCCAAATATTTTACCTAAATTATATGTATTTTCGTAAAGTGGTGAATATGGATCAACCCCCCTTTGTAATATTAAAACATACTGATTATCAATATCATTAAAATAATTTATAATACCATCATTTTTTGAAATCTCTGAAAAAATTTCATCTTGCCATCGACTTAAATTTGGATTTTTACCTTCTGCAAAGTCAAAAATTAATTCTGTTGACCTTGGCCTTAGACATTGCCAATTAAATGACCCATCAGCCAAGGTTGAATTTTGATTTGATTTACTTTTAAACTCACTTACTGTCATACCAGTTACAACTTGATAAAACTCAATATCTGCTGGAAACAAATATTTATTAATATCAACACCGTATGGTAACATATATTTTTTCTCTAATAAACTTTTTGGATTTGATGGGTTAGCGTATTTAACAACCACCTCACTATTATTTGTTTCTGCTGATATTTTTGTTGTTGCAGTATAACCAGATATGAAATTAATATCTTTTGATTTATCAAAATTCAAAAATGTTAATAATGTACCAGATTCTCTATTTTCACTAGCAACTATAACTAAAACATTATCACTATGTTGTTCTTTATTATTTTTACTAGCAAATGTAACGTCAATCCTTGTATTACCTTTAAAATAATTCTCCCTACTATTAAATTTATTAATCCTTTCAGCAGGGGGTAACCCAACTGCAACTGCAGCAACTTGTGTTCTGGTTGATGGCATCAAATAAATATTTGAAAATAAGGCTCTAAATCTATATGGTTTATTAATATCATAAGTTTGACCAATATACGCTTCAGTTGATAATGAAACAATATTATCCAAATCAATCAATAGTTCTTCTTTTAAATTTACCCCAAATGTTGTCTTACTTTTTATTATTGTCTCGACTTTAGATGTTACGGCATCCCTATATAACATAGGATTTGCCAATTGTGCAATTAAACCCCCAGTTGGTATTCCACTATCTGACAACTCCATATCATTATCCCCACAATCACAAAGTTCACAATCTGGATATGTTATCATAGGTAAATTTAATTTTTGGAATTTAAAATTCTTAACTTCTTTAAATGCTTTAAAAAATCTAACTGTTGCTGCCACAACTATACCACCTAATGTAGCAAACCCTAATATCAAACCAACTGCTGGGAATGATGTTGCTGCTTGAACAAATAAAAATGCTGATAAAATAGGTAATGCAACAGCAATAGCATAAGTTAAAGGTACTGCAAATAAATTCCATAAAAATTTAACAAAATGGAATACAATTAAAAGAACTCTACCTGGCGTTGAAAATAAAAGAAATAATATTGAAAATAGAAAAAATAAAAAATCAAAATTCCTAACCCCATCATTAACTGGATATTTATTAATTGTAGCATCACATGATGTATCTGCAATTTCTTTAATCCCAATAAAATTACCCTTACTACTACCGCCCCTATATTGGTCAATTAAACTTGATACTGTATAAACTTTATTTGATTTAAATTCATAAAAAGTATCCTCACACCTTATTGCCGCATCACTATTTGTATAACCAGACCAATCCAATCCAAAATAATATGAACCAGCAAGTTGATTTTTATTATCATTATTGGAATTCATTGGGTCAATAGTGCCAAGATTATTCCATCCATATTCTTTAATATTTGGAACAAGAAAATATGCTCTTTTTGTTTGTTCACTTATCTTTGTGGATTGCTCCCATTTAATCTTAAATCTATATTTACCTTTTGTTGGTATTCCTATGCTTGGGTCATTTGTTATTATCTTATCTCCATTCTCATTTGTAATAACATATTCTAAATTCATAGGTAATTCAACAACCCAAGAACCATCTGAATCTATAACATTACCTACTCTATATGTTTCTAATATAGGCAACCCTTTTTCATCTTTATTTAATGTTTGCCTTATTGCTAATATACTACCTGGACCCGTTTCCAATCCACATAAATTACCAAAATCATCTTTTGGTTTACAATTTGAACGTATTCTTTTATTTGATGCTGTACTAAATATTGACCCAATAAATATTGCAGTTGGTTGTATGTCAATATTTACATCATCCCTTAAATCAAAATCAGACCTATTAATAGAAGAATCACAAGTTTCAGGATCCCCCCACAATGGAGAAATATTAATACCTTTTGATATTGACACAATTTGGGGCAAAGAACTTAAATCTGTTGATTGTTGATATTGATTATTATCAAATTGTCCTTCAGTTGCCATACCCATCCTTATCAAATCTTGGGGTGTTAATGAATATTCCCCCATATCTGATAAATCCAAATCCATTAAAATACTATAACTACCGATTGGTACACCAAACATCATATAATCCCCACTTGAATTTGTCTTTACAGTATATTTATAATACTTTTCATAAACTTCTATGGCTTGACCATCAAACATAACATCATCTATTGTGGGGAATGTTCCAGTTGCAACGTGACCAGGATATGATGGTTTATACGGTAATAAATTATACCTATAACCATCTTCATTCTTTTCTGTTATTGTCTTATATGGGTATATTGATGTGATTAACTCATTATCAGAATCATCATCACTTAATGGAATAAAAATTGATACCCTAGCATTTGGAATACCAAAACCGTTGTTTGCCGTAACCCTCCCAACAACAACACCATAATTAGCGCAGTCTAATGTGTAAACATCAGATTGCCTTATTTTAAAAGATAAAATCTCAAGGAATTCAATATTTTGATCCAACTGAAAATTGACAATTTTATCTTTACCAATTTCAGTCCTAATTCTAAAATTATTTTGCATTATATTCTTTATTGATTATAAATATTTTAGTATACATTATTTATAACTTATAAAGAATATTGCGGTAAAATAAATAAATTAACCGATTGTTAAACCATTATTTGTTTTCACTTTAACTCTAATGTCTTTTTCTGGATATCTTATGTGATATATTTCATTTGGTTCAGCAAAAATAGTTTCATCAATAGCAGCAATAGTTCTACTCGATGTATTTGAATAAGGCATAGATGTTTCACCCCCAGAATAATTTCCACCAACTTGATTGGTGAAAACCAAATCAGATATTGAAATTACCCCATTTAATTTTTGAATACTACTCTTTATTTCAGATACGTTAATGTCATTACCCAACTGAATGCTTTGTGGGATAAAATACCCATTAATTGTTGAAATTACATTATTTATAATATCTTTTGATGTGAAACCTGGGGAAATTGTAATTGATGCCTCAACACTAACATCAATCACTTTTGCTGACGATACAACAATATAATCATTTATCATTCTATAATTTGATAAATAATTTGCAATATTATCCGTTAAAAATTTTGAATTATCTGAAATTAATTTTCCTTTTGAATCATAAGATAATACAAGAATCTGTATCTTATTATCCACCTCTTGAACTGCAACCTTTGCTGGCGATCCAAATTGGGAAGGCATATTTCTAATAATTGCCTCATAATCATTAATTGTTACCGCTCTTTTTTGTGCAGCAAAATTAAAAGATACAAAATTTCTAACCTCTTCTGTTGTAGGTAATCCAGCGCCACCAATGGCAGGAAATAAATTATTAACCCTTAATGAATTAATAACAGAAGATTCTTGTGCTGGATTTCCAGCATTTATTCTAAAAGAATTAACTCCAATTTGATTAATAGTATTTGGTCCTAAATTTGTATTCAAACCACCCCCAACTCTATATTGAACAAATAAGGTGCTATTAGGTTTTAATGTTCGACCCAATGAAAAGTTATTCAAATAATTTTGCAATGTCGGTAATTGACCTGTTGTAGTAAATTGGTTTAATTGTTCCAATGCTGTATTAACCCCATTACCAAATGTTATTTTTTTAAATCCCTCTGGGGTAAATTCGCTCACAAATCTATTATCTGTCTGAATATATTTACCAACCTTTATACTAGCATTTCCCGTATCTTTTGATGGGTCAATGATGAAAACCCTATCCTCTGCCAAAGAATCAACCTCGTACCATTTATTGGTATCACTTATAAAGTCAGAATATGGGGGTATTGTATTTATTTGACCATCTTTAAGCAATACACTTGTTATACCCAAAACATTCTTATCTGGTAAAAATAATTCAAAAAATGGTCTAACATCAGATGAGGTTATAACTCTTTTAAATACTTTTGTAACACCATTGATAACTGGCTCACGTTTTGTTAATGTATAATTAATAATAATATTATTTAATTTATTTGGTATAACCGTTCTATTTGGTATTCCTTGCCCATCATAATCAGATGAAAAGTCAATGTCATTTATTGTTTCAAAAATAATTCCATTACCCAAAACTTGCGCACCCCTTTCAAGAACACCAGCGTATGTTGCATCAGCTTTATCACCAAATACTGGAACAGTTATTGAAAAATCACATAAAGTTAAAGATGGTCGTTGTCCAGGTATTTTTAACCCATATGTCCTTGCAATATTATATATTGATGACTTTTGTTGTGCATATTGCAAAACAGTTTCTTGCAAACTTCTATCAATATGGTAATGCAAATTATCTGCCACCGCAGCATTCAAATCAAGGAATACAGAAAATATTGAAGCATCATTAAAATCATTTATTAAATCAGGATAATAAGCCTTAACATAATTTAATAATTCTGTTCTTATACTTTGAAAATCCCTAACACCATATGATATTTTTCTATCTGACATATTATATATTTATTATAACAAATTCACTACCAGCAAAACTATTATTGTTTGTGGTATATTCTATTTTTATTTTTGCAGTATTTTGGTATGTACCATTACCTGGTGAACGATAAACCTTATCCCTTGATGATAACCCCACATCATCCACACTTAATCTTGTTGATTGAATTTCTTCATCTTGATTTAATGGTTCAATGGTTATTTTATTTATAACTAAATTTGGTATATATTTGGAAATTGAATCCCTAATATCAGTTTCAATAACATCAAACGAAACTATATCCAATGGTTCAAATAAAAATTCATACAATCTTGTACCAAAATCTGGTAAATAATATCTGCTACCTTTTCTTGTTAATAGTAAATGTAATAAAGATGCTCTAATCTCATCTGACGCACTCTCTGTCATTTTAACAGCATCACCCCTTAACGATGTGTCAAAAGGGAAATCAACACCATATGTAAAACCTTCAGCCATTATACTTTGTTTGTATATAAATATGTGTTTTTTTATAAATTTGCAACCCAATTTAATTTATTGTATATTTATATAAAAAAAATTATGAAAACATTAAGACTATCAGAGGCTGGGTTATCCAGACTAATTAAAAAAATTGTTGAAGAAAAAGAAAGTGAAGGTCTTTTTATGGACTACCATAAAGAAGGTAAAGCAAAAACTGGCAAAAAAGCACTATCTATGATTAAAAAAATTATGGATAAACTTTCAACAATGAAAGATAAATTTGAGAATAGTAATTTTGCATTTAGTGAAGCTGATGTAAAAAAACTTGAACGTATTTATGACACATTGAGTGGAAAATAAAAAAAAATGAAAACCCCCAATTCTAAATTAATAGGTTGGGGGTTTTTTATTTAACAAATTGTATCAAATCTACGATTCACAACTCACACACTCATTAATATTTCTTGCAAATGATTGTGCTGAACTCTGGCTAAACTGATAGTAAAGCGTCTTAACCCCCTCTTCATGTGCATATAGATATAATTGATTTATATCCTTTGCTGGAACTGATGGGTGTATCATCAAATTTAATGACTGTGATTGGTCAATAAATTTTTGCCTCTGGGCTGCTTGTAATATCAACTCTTTTGGTGATATTTCAATAAATGATTTAAATACCTCTTTTGTGGGGAAATCCAAATGCTGAACCGATCCATCTTTCTTTAAAATACTTTCCCAGGTATCTGGTGTATTTAAACCATACTTATCCAATTCAATTTCCAAAAATGGATTCTTATAAATTGTTTTTGATTTAGCCAAATCTTTAATAAAATAATTTGATTTGATTGGCTCAATACCCATACTTACTTGCCCTAGAATAAAAGAACTTGACTTGGTTGGGGCAATAGCAATTAATGTTGTGTTGGCATAACCCTCTCTTAAACATTTATATCCCTTCTCTTCATATAAATATTTTGAAGCTAATTCAGATTTTTCTTTAATTGTTTTAAATATTTGATGATTTAATTGCTTTGCCATCAAAGATTCAAATTGAATTAATTTAGATTGGAATAATGAATGGTAACCCAAAACCCCCAAACCAATTGCTCTGTGTTGTGATGCAAATCTATTAGCTCTTTTCATACCAGCCATTTTACCTGACTTCAATATAAATTCATCCATAACTGCATTTAAGAACATTGTATAAACCTCAATTGCATCAGTCTCAATTATCTCATCCCAATGAAGTAAATTCAATGAACCCAAACAACAAACAAACGAGTTTAATGAATCTGTTGGTAATTGAATTTCTGAACAATTAAAAGTCTTTAGTCCATTTGATACAAAAATATGTTCATCATTATATACTGTTGGGCAATAAACTGGCTCATTATCTACTTGTTCAATTGAAACGACTTTTGCTCTTTTCTTAGTATTATCTCTATACTCCCTATCTTCAATAATAACATTCTTTCTTGTTAAGAACCCAGTTTTTTCTTCAATAATTAAAGCATCATTTTTACTTCCAAAAATTAATCTCCAACAATCTTTAGATGTATAATATTTATGCCCACCCTTACCATCAGGTAATAAACTTTGACCTTCTTTTCTTAAAAGACGAATAGAACAACTAAGACCTAAATTAGTACATAAAATTTGTAACTCACTTAAAAATTCTTTATTGATATCAGCATAGGAAATTTGTATTGGTTCACCTTTGCTATCACTCTTAAACACAGTTCCATCAGCATACAATAAACCTCTTAAATACGCCCAAATAGTATCCTCATTTGATTCCCAAATCCAAGATGGAACATAACCTTTTTCAAAATTTAATGCTTTTTTAAGTGTTCTTGATGTTAATCTTTTTTTCTTAACAAGAGATTGACTAACTTTTGAATCAAAGAAAGTTGCTGGTTTTCTAGTTCTTGTCCCAACTATATCACCTGTCTGATTTTTAACACCATATGTATCACAACCATACTTATAATGTATTTTATTAAATTTTTCTTGGATATCATCAATCAAATCAAAATCATTCTCCCAAACATCAATCATCAAATTATCCTTATCTTGAGTTCCATCTGATTGATATAAACCCAACAAGTAAGCCTCATCCTGCATATCTAATTCACCAAACAAACCTTTATTTGTTTGTAATGCAACATAATCACCAATTTTCAAATCCTTTGCTTCAACTCTTACAATATCTTTTGTAGTGTCATTAAAAACTGGAATTCCATGATTAAATGTTACCTTTTGGGTCATTCCATTTGAATATGTTATTTTTAGAATTTCAGCATCCTCATTCCTCAATAACATAGGAGTTGATTTAACTTCCTCTTCACCATTAAACAACACCAATTCATCACCCATCTCATATAACTCTTTTACAGTTAGATATCCTTTTGATGTGACAACTCTTTGGTCTTCTGTTAAACATAAATTTGAGGCAGTTATCTCCATACCCAACTCTTTGTAGGGGGAATTGTTATTTGAGTTATCCTTAAACATAATATATGGAAAACCAAACTCATTACGTCTTTGAATAATCTTTGCCCAGATTTTTCTCTTGCTTGGGTCACCCCCCTTCATATCATTAATCCAATTATCTGTAACAGTAACACCATATTGTAAATTCTGGATTGGATTACCTTCTGTTCCAATATCAAGAAACTCCATAATATCCTCATGTTCAACTGGCAACCAAACTGCACATGCACCCCTTCTTGCCTCTGATTGTTTGCAAACATCAACTACTGTGTCATACACCCTTGCATAATGAACTGGTCCATCTGCTGTACCACCTGTTGATATTTTAGTTCCCCTTGCTCTAATATTACCCAAATAAGCACTAGTTCCACCACCATATTTTGACATCATACCAATCTCCCTTCCAGCATTCAAAATACTGTCCAAAGTATCATCAATATTGGATCCATAGCAGGATATGGGCAACCCCTTTTCTTTACCAAAATTAATCCATACTGGTGTAGAAAGGCTATAAAAACCCCTTGCCATATATTCCTCAAACTTAACAGCAAACCCATCAATTTTTAAATACCCCTCTGCTTTATTAGCAATATCTTTAATCCTTTGCTCGGGGGTTTCACTAATATACCCCCTTGATAAGAAAAGCCTGCTCTCATCATTTAACCAATAATATTTTTCTTTATTCATTATATTTGTTTTTTAAAATAAATCATCTTCTGTTATGCTCTTACTTTTTTTATTGTAATCTATACTTTTTTTATAGAAGAAATCCCCCTCCTTTGTTGATAAAATCTCCACATCAAACCATAATGTCTTCTCAATCTCTGTAAAATCAACCTCAAATACTGGCTTCATTCCAATTCTATTTAATGAATTGTTAAATCTATTCTGAATGAAATGTTTAATTGTATCTTTTGATAAGAAACTTAACTCTCCATGCTCAAATATCCAATCCAATATTCCACATTCAGCAGCATATGCTTTATGGCAAGCAGAAACAATCAGTTGCTCAAATTCGTCATCAAACCATTCTGGATTTTCTTCCTTAATAATATTGATAAGTTCTGATCCAAAATTACCGTGAATTTCTTCTTCCTTTGAAGTTGCCTCAACCACATTTGAAATACCCTTGAATAAATTCTTCTCCTTGTTAAAGGACATCATAATCAAGAACTGGCTAAATAAACTCACATGTTCAATAAACAATGAAAATAATAATACAGACTTTGTGTACATTTTATTCTCTTTGCTCCTTGTTCCATCCAAATATTTTGATAGATAACTAATTCTATTCTTTATGGCAGGAATTTCAATAACTGTCTGAAACTCATTTTCCAACCCAAGAATTCTTAATAATTGCGCATAAGCATCCTTATGTCTTACTTCCGACTCGGCAAATGTCATACCAACATCACCAATTTCAGTTATAGGCATTCTCTTATACAAGTCAGCCCAGAATGTTTTTACATTAACCTCAATTTGTGCAATTGCCAACATTGACCTCTTAATAACTTCCCTCTCCTCATTAGATATTTTTGTCTTATAATCATCAATATCTGTTGTGAAATTGAATTCAGAATGTATCCAGTATGAATGTCTTATTGCATCTTTATATGCTAATAATGATGGATATTCATAAGGCAAAATATTTACCCTCTTTTCAAAAATGTTCTTCATATTCCTTTTTTTATTTGGTTAAGATAAATATAAAACCAGAAAATAAAAGTATTCAATTTTAATTATAAAATCAAATTTTTATAAAAAATTATCATTGCTATTTTTCTTAACCAATAACTCCTTAATCCTTTCTTTCTTACGTTCAACTTGTTGTTCTTCAAATCCAAGGAATGTTGCGGTTGTATCTGTATCAATTTCAAGCATTTCATTATCAAACTTGCAATTCTCAAATACTATACCATCTTTTCCAATCCTTGATTTGGTAATGGCAACTGTGGCCAAATTCATCTCCTTTTGCTGAAGACTTTTTGCTATACTAATAATAACATGTCCAACTTGTGCTTTCTTTATTGAACCCCCCATCTGGTCATTTGTTACCACTTGTGAAGATATTGATGACCTATTACCTTGTGTACCAAGCCATCCAGCAATATTTAACTCATGGCACATTGCCTCAAAATGACGTATAACTGATCCCTCATTTTTCCACTCATCATTACCTTGTCTATCAGGTACAACACAATCAATATAATCCAAAACAACCAAATCAAGTTTAATACCATCAGCAATAACCTTTCTAATTTGATTCTTAATCTGATTCATTGTTAAAGTATCAGATGGCAATTTCTTTAATATTAATTTATTTGTGTGGGTTTCTTTTATATTATTAACAGTTTCTAATACTATTTCTTTGTTATTAGGCAGTTCATCTGGGGATATTTTAGTCCAAAGAGTCAAATGCTTTCTTTGTATAATCTTGGGATTATCCTCAAAGAATATATGCAAAACATTATAGTTATTATTGAAAGCTGTGTTTGCAACCAAGGTCAATAGAGTTGATTTGCCAATACCTGGGCCTGCAAATATAATACCAACCTCACCCTTGGCTAAACCCCCCTTTAAGAGAACGTCTATACCCTTCACGCCCATTGGTATGGGGTGTCTATAATCCTCATCTAATACACCAATCAAATCATTGAAAACTTCAAAACCATTTGTTTCTTTAACCCCAACTTGAAGGGCATATCTTAATAATTCTTCAAGTTGATCATAAGATTCAAAATCACCCTCATTGATAACTTTTTGTGCTCTTTCCAAGACAATCTTAACCTCTTCTTGTTTACAGAATTTAAGCGCCTTTTCTTGGACAAGTTCAACACCATCAAGTGGTGCTGAACTAATCTTACTTATGGTATCAATAACAATTTTTAAAGCCAATTCTTGTGATATTTCAGACTTTGCAACAACTTCCAATGTTTGAAAGTTGGGGGCAGCATCATATTTCTTATGATACTCCTTAATCATTTGAATGATTAATTTGAAATACTTATTCTCAAAATAAGATATCTTAATAAAGTCCAATATTGCCCTAGCAAATTCCTTATCTAATATAATCTGATTGATTAATTGTAGTTGGAACGTCTGCCCCAAATAATCAAAATTCTTTGACATAAAAAAATTATTAATAGTTAGACAATAAATTCTTTTCTAAATACTCGTGTGTTAAATTTTGACTAATTAAAATGTTTGTTAATTCTTTTAATGTTTCCTTAATAAAATTACGAATATCAACTGTGTATCTTACCTTTGGTGGATAAAGTTTACCATCAATTATCCTGTGAGAAATAACTTGGTCAGAAATTTTAACATAAATATTAAAAAATTCAGCCTCCTCTGTTGATGATGTTTCCATTATTGTGGGGTCATACAAAATATTATCTTTGTTGTCCACCAAATAGCCAATTGATTTCATCTTTAAAT